TGATCAAAACATTAACCGAATACATCATTTCTATCGTTGTCTTATCCATATATACCTCTCTATTGAAATCTATAACTTGTAGGGGTAGCATAAATACACATAGCATGCAACGCAAATCCAGATTTCATTATGTCTATGTTTCTCATCTGAGCATCATTCATAATCAATTGCAATTGCACTACTTCACCATCAGCTTGGAAATATACCGGATGCCATAATCGCGTTGTATTTTGCTCAAATGGTATATCAGGGTATGCAAATGTATCTAAGGTTCCAGTACCAAGTAACACTCCGTTCCCTTGGCTATCTTCCAGTAATGGTGTAAGTGAAGTGGAAACATAGAAATCAACTTGTATCTGACCAGCATTTGTTTTGTCAACCATGAAGTCAACTTTTGATACATAATTATTTCTACCTTGTTGAGCATAGAAATTATATTCTTTGGTTGTAATAGATATCTGACTAACTCGAGATATTAAACCACCACCACTATATGTTCCCGTAAATAGTGCATTGTCTATATAGAATGTATTCGCATCCACTACATTGATTACTTGAAATATAGTGTTGTTCAAACTGTTCGATGAATCTGACCACGTAGCATCTTGTATATAAATATAATCTTCAACGGTAAAGTTGTGTTGTATTACCGTTAGTATTGTTACACCAGTACCTGCAGTAATATTGGTAATCTGTATAACGGGAGCATTGGTAGGTACATCAGCATCACAAAGAAACACATATCCTTGTTGATTACCAGCAAGAACTTGTCTAAATAATGCTTGAACTGCTCCGCTATCCCAAGTCGCAGTGTCATCCCATGTTACTGTCGTGGAACTCCATGTTACGCCAACAGTAGGTTGAAAGTATCCAAATGCAGTAATGGAGTCATCATTGAATGCCCACGTTCCCGTTTGATAATTAAAAATTAAAACTTTGTTACAATAGGGAAAATCAGTAGTAGCCTCAGTATTAGGAAAAGTCCAATAAACCATTTCAACATAATAATCTCTGATTCCATAGACCCTCTCTACTCCTTGGCCATTATTATGGATAGAAAACACGGTATCAGGTATTTTTTCATCAATACGTTCAACATTTGACCCATTACATGCATGGATGCCAACGTTACCTACGCCAAGCGCAATCTTATCAAATGGTACAATTGAGAATGTCGATTCTGCGCCGAGCTCAGTATTAATTTGTTGCCATATAAATGGTTTTGCTTGGTTATTAGTATACACCAATTCCCATGTTGATCGTTCAAAAAATACTATAAGACGATCTTTAATAAATTCTACCGTAACAATTGCTTCTGTAGTAGAAGCATCAACTGCGCTACCGCGACCAGGAATATTCTGAAACCATGCCGATATATCTAAAGGAGAGCCAATCTGAGAATATCTACATCTATTAGTGTATGAAATACCTGCTTCGACAGTATTAAATAGTAGTAATCTATTCTTGAAAGGAACTATAATAAGCGCTGTATTAATAATATTTCCATTAGAAAAAAGAATAGGCGATAGTGGTTTAGCTCCAGTAAATGTATAATTGCCGGTAGTTATATCAAAAGTTCCCGTACCTAATGCGGGTGAAGATGTTAAACTACTAACAGTAAAAGCACCGATAGAAAGAGTTACTACGAATAAAGTATTACCAATTACAAAACTTTGACCGATTGCTCCCGATCCTCCAGGCACTGTACCGCTAGCATTACCACCCCCATCAGTATTTCCTAAAGAACTTCCAGCGCTAAAATAATAATTAAAGAAGTGCCATAATGTTCCATCATAATAACGAATTCCATCAGGAATATTAAAGTTAGTTACAAAAAATATCTTTGCCGAAGCATCTGCACCGAGCCATGTTTCTCCCCAAAAAAACTGAGAATTATCTCCAGTCCACACCGCAGCACCAGCCGTAGCTTCGGCACCAATTCTATTCCATCCACCAGCATTATACGTATATGCGTAACGGGTATCAAAAGCGATTACATATTCCTGGCTAATGGTAACTTGTTCATAGGTTGGTAATCCCATCACCGGAAAATTTGGATAGAAGAAAACGGGTGTAGTATCAGGCAATGCAACGCCGGTAATATTAAAATCTGAATTAGTTAAGTTGTATGTCGCAGGAGAAAGAGAATTATCAGTCCGTAACATTTGCTGAGGGCCTGAAGCGGGATTATATACCGTAAACGTAACAGTACCAACACTAAACGATTGTCCTATTGCTGTAGGCATTCCAGAATCTGCAAGAATCGTTCTTACATTGCCCGAAAATGTTCCTCCAGTAATTGCACCAATGTTAATCCTTAAACGAGAGGAGAACTGGCTTCCGCCGGTCCAGCGTGAACCGAAACGTTTTCGTACACGCCCTCTAAAGACATATGCATTATTCAGCGTAGAGAATGCCTCATCAGGTATTAACCACGGTTTAAGATTTGTTTGTAGACCGCTATTTTCTGCATAAGGTGCGATAAAAAAACGATCTGCCATGATTAAATCCCTATAGCTAAGTAAGCAATCGTTAAACCTGCTGGCGGATTAACTACACCGAACTGTGCAAAGGTAACGGTAACACCCACAATGCTTTTTATACCTATAATATTATTGTAATTTGCTGCTGGATTTGTTGTCGAAGGAAAAACAGCAAATACATTAGAGTAATTAGGGGATCCGGCTACATCCGTATTAAGATTTATAGCAAGCGTTGAAAGACTTGCCATGCTTATTCCTGAATGCCATTTAAGTAGTATTCCTGATGGCAATCGCGTCCATCCTGGATTAGCCCACCCCGCTGAAGTAAATTCTACTATCTGTGCTGCGAGCGGAGCAGTTGAACCCGCTTGATGAGCAAATACCAACTCTGGCTGTGCTGTTATAGCAGATAGCTGTGAGTAAAGCTGAACTGTTCCTGCTATTGGAGCAGGTACCGGATTCTGCGTGAGTAATGATACTCTATTATGCATTCCCTGGTTGGTAGTATTGTAATCTTCGTGATCAACCTGAAAAGCAGTATCGATTACTGAAAAGTTCTGATTTATTGGTGCTTGAGTCTGCCCCAATGTTTGCCCTGCGAGAGGTACATTATTTAATGCCATATTATTTCCTTATACATGCTTCCATAGTCTTTTATGTACTATGCTACTTACTGTGCCTGAAGTAATACCAAACATTTCACATAATTTAGCATTACCAAAACCATGTTGCCATAGTTTCCTTATTTCAATCACATCGCCAGGCAATAACTTACTATGATGGCGATCTTTTTCAATCATATCCAACATGTTTTCCATATGAGTTCCAGCCCACAAATGATCAGGATTAACACATGATGGCACATCGCATAAGTGGCATATGAACATCTTATCTTCAATAGAACCTTTAAACAATTCATAAGACACTCGTGATGCTGTAGCGCTCTTATTTTCTCTAAAAGAGAATTTACCGTAACCACCTCTATTAATTGCGCCTTTCCAAATCCAACAATCGTTGAATTTTTCTACATACGTCATAAACCTGCATTTATCCGAACAAAAGGCACGAGCATATTTCTTATAGCATAAAATAGAACATAATTCACAAGGGTACTGTTTTACTTTACCTATCTTTCTCACATATTCATTTATATAAGCATATCTTTTAATATTACCCACATGCGATTTTGAAACCTGTGAACTTCGACATTTCTTACATTGATTGCGATAGTACTTTTTATTTTTTTTTGACGCATTATCACTCGTTAAATCTATCGAGCAATCTTTGCATCTCTTGTCTAAAATACTGCCACCATCAGTAAGGCCAACCACCATTTCCGAACCATCCGAAACCATAATTTTTGCCCTGAGTATAAATAGTTACTGTTCTTTCATTAGCCTGCTGCATTAATGTTGTTCTTAACACTAATCTTTCTTGCTGCTTGAATTCAGGCATAATTAATTGTACACTATCCATATCCATTCTGTCTTCAAATATTTTTTTTGCGGAGCCAAGCGCAATGTACTGCCACCATTGTGTTATCTGTGGAATATCAGTGTTATTTATCAGTTCCGTTGGTCGAACATCAACCTCAATCTGAACTGCATAGGTCTTATCAGGTACTGGTCTAATAGTAAATTCATTATCATAGTATAAAATACCCAGTGGTTTTCCCGGTTGATACAAAATCCCTTCAAACCAGATGGTCGCCATAGTCTGAGTAACAGAAGGAAATGTTATAACATATTGACCCGTTTGATAATTAATATAGTTATTAGGATTCTGGACAGTATCATACGGTGGTACCAGAGGAACATTAGCTTGTGTAAGATTACCTATCAGATTATTTATAGGAACATCCACCATAATCATCGATGTACCGTTAGTATCTAAGCAGTTAAAATTAACACTTTCCTGTAATATAAATGGGTAAGGAGATATATTGCTGGGACCAGTAGTTGAAACAGAAGCCGGTATAAACCCTGCAAACGGACCTGATGAGTTATTACCTTGGAGTAGTGTGTCAGCAATCGTATTAAACTGAGGCCACATTCCATAAAAAACGTCACGCCATTGTGTATAAAAACATTGAACGCCCGCTATAAATAGAGGTGGATGTACTGCTATATATTTGTTATTGAAGTTGTACAACGGATCGGTCTGAACGGTGGTATTGGTACTATACACATCAACGCCAGGTTGCGTATAGAATGTAAGTAGCGTCCTAAGGGAAAACAGTCTTAGATGCTCAGGAAAATCATATAAAATAAATGTATTTATATATTGATTTAATTGAGTGTCAGAGAGTTGAGATTCAGACGGACTTCGTGTGAGCCTACGAACTTTCGTTTGTATAGCTTGCAAGGTCGAATATTGAGAATCAGGAACTATTGCCATTACTCAACTCCATTTAATCTAATATTGTTGGATACTGTATAGTATTTAAAACATTCTGGGTAGCTTCAGTCAGTATACTGTTTATTTCGCCAACCGGTACAACGGTAGCTGGCGTTCCAAATCCCCCTGGCTGAAAAGAGGGAACAACAAACGCATCAAAATTAGTTGTATCGATTGGCATCGTAAACTGAGTATCGTTAATGACCGTTATAGACCCTTCGAGTTGATTCGCCTGAACCATACCAAATCCATTAGGTATATTAAGACGAGCAATCAATCCTGTTGAATATTGATGGTTACCAGGATTAACCCCGTCAAAAGTAGTAGTTACTAATGCATTAATGTCCTGCGTAATAGAAAGTATATTTCTCATCGCACGTTGGAACACTGGATTCTGTACTGCATAGTAATTTGGTGTATTTGGTATAGGCATAAATCACCTCTAAGGAGAAACAGTTACTTCTATCAAACTACTTGGATACATATCTGCATCATCATCCATATATTCCAATGAATGGAATGCATAACGATGTACTTTCTTAGCCATTTGTAGCGTATTAGTTTTTAGTCTTCCATCAGGACTATGACCACCCCTAATTCCTTGTGTCCCTGATTCCCCTTGAAGATGCTGATATTCTCTATAAAAACAGTTATTATTCAGATGACGTGCAAC